TGGCACCCTCCTCCCAACTATCAAACGGACCTCTGCCCGCCGGTACCAGCGTCGTCACTTCATCGAGTGGCTCACCGTTTCCGAGATAGGTGTCGAAGTCGCAATCGCTTTCGCGTCGATGGATGGCAGCTATCATCATCCACGGCACGTTCGTTTCGAGTTCGACGCCGAGGTATCGCTGCTTGTTTGAGATCGCGTGTTCGCCTAGCTGACGAAACGTTGCGATCCAATCGTCGTCAATGGCCTCCATCGCGTCCCATTGTTTCGCGTAGATCGGCCACTTCGTTCCGTAGGAAAATGAGGTCACGGCTATTTATCTCCCGTGTTCTGAAACCGTCTGCAAGTTACGATGCTGGCCGCACCATTCCTTGCCAGCGACTTCCGGCCACCATGAAACGAAATTAAATTCAGGTGATTTGGCATCAAGCGCGTTGTTCGCAATCTGCGGCGGATCGTGTCGGCATATTCCCGCTTCCGTATCGGTCGTGGAATATGACCAGAAATAAAAACAGTTCTCGCAATAGTCCACTGGCGCTGCGCGCGGATCGGTTGCCTTCTGCGGTGATTCAGCCATTTGGGTTCTCCCTTCAGTTAAAGAAATACCACCATCCGCCTTTCGGTGTGTACGTCACAACAATGATGCCTTGGAAACCAACAGCACCGGTTGATGCCGCGCCGCCGCCAAACGGTATGCCGCCGCCGCCGCCCGCGCCGCCGTAGCCAACCGATGCGCCGCCATTGCATCCGGCCAATACCCCGGTGGTGCCGCTGCCACCGGCACCGCCGCCGCCGCCTGATCCGTGCGTGGCGTCAAATTCCGTACCCATAGAACCGGCACCCCCGGTGGGCGCATTCGTGTTTGTAGTGGCACCGGCACCGCCGCCACCGCCGCCGCCCGCGCCGGGGCTTCCCGATGTGTTAGCAGGACCGCCCGCGCCGCCACCGCCGCCGCCGAATTTGTTGCCGCCCGTGCCGCCGCCCGCCCCTGTGGCGTTGCTTCCGCTACTGCCGCCACCGTTGCCGCCGCCGCCGCCACCGCTGAAATTGCCGCTGCCCGACCCACCGCCAGCGCCGCCATTGCCGTTGGGACCACCGGCACCGCCGCCCGCGCCCGCGCCCGCGCCGGTCGCATTGGTGCCACCGTTGCCACCGGAAAATTTTGTGCCGCCCGATGCCGGAAGCCCGTTTGCCGCCGCGCCACCAATCGCCGTGCCGCCCGGTGTGGTGCCGCTGCCGCGCTCCGCGCTGACGCTTGCTGAATTAAGCGCCGTGCCGTTGAACCAAGTATGCCCGCCATTGCCCGACGTGCCGGAAGTCGACGCGGTGCCGCCGACGCCAATGGCAACTTGCACTGACGCGGCGGGGGTCAACGCTAGATTATTTCCTTTGGAATATGCGCCGCCGCTGCCACCCGACCCCGGTTGCGTTCCGTTATTGCCGGTGCCGCCGCCGCCGCCGCCAATACACTCCACGGAATTTGCGTCAGCGGGCCAATCAGCCGGAACGGTGTAAGAGGTTGTCCCCGTGCTGGTGATGAACGTGACGGTGGCAAAGTCGTAACGTAACTCATCGCCAATATCCGGGTGCCAATTTGGCGTGGGGAGCCGCCACAGATCGCGTTCATAGTGAAGCGATCCTATGGCCATCGCCCATAAAAAAGCATCGGCATCATCACGATCATCGAACCAGCCGCGCCATTTAATGAAGCCGTCATTCAGCCGCGCCGTCAGACGAAAGCGCGTCTTATCCGTCCCCTGTGACGGTGCCCATTGCGAACGCGATACTTTTGGCAGAATAAGCATCAGGCTTCCGTGTTCACGGCGACCACGTCCCACTTTGTATCGGTGGCGTTATAAATACAGGCGACATATGTGATCTTATTTATCGCTGTCGTCGTCGGAATGACCGTGGCGATGGCGCGAAAGATTGCGTTCCAGTTCAATGCCCGCGCTGTGCCGTTATCCTTGAAACGAAACATGAGTTTGTTGCCGCCGAGCGGTGTGCCGGTCGGCGCATTGATGGCGCAAGCTGCCGCCAGCGCCGTGCGGACATAATAATCAGACGTGGAAATATCCGGCGACACATCACCCGATGCCGCTGACGATAGGCGAGGGTCAATACGACCCGTAATCGCACCGCTGTTAACCGCGAAACCGCCCGTTAGTGAAATGTTGCCGCTGATGACATAATTGCCCAATGTAAGCGTGAGCGTGTTGGCTGAATGCGTCAGCAATACATCGCCGTTATCCCAATTGATGACGCTGCCAAGCGCCAGATAAAGATCGGAAAATGATTTCGTTGGCGAACCGAGCGCCGCTCCATCATTGACGGTTGGGACAAGGCTGCTTACGACGCCATCAGTATAAATATTGTCCAGTTCGCCCATCGTGCCGATGGCGACGTAGCGCCAGATACGTTGCACGGCACCTTTCGTGACCGTGATCTTGTAAGCGCCGCCTGCGACGTGAAATGCAAACGATCCATCGGCTTCGCCTGTGAAAGAATTGCCGAGAGCAACCGTGCCAGCCCTGTCGGAAAAAATATTGGCGGGCAAGCCCGTACTTTCCAGCCGTACTTCCACGTCTGGCAATGTTAGAATATTTCCGGCGTCGTCCGTCGCCGTCGCTTGAAACCGTGCCAGCGTTGCCATCTGGTTTCATCCTTAGTTGATCTGTGGTCCTAAAATGCTTCCGGCCACGGTGCCGGTGACGGTGAATATCCCTGTGGCGGCGTTCCATGTGCCTTTGCTGACAAAACTCAAACCGTCGATTGCGTTACCTGCCGCGCCACCGGGAGTGGAAGCACCACCACCGGGGTATCCCGCGCCGCCCGCAGCTCCCGGTCCGCCACCCGCGCCGCCCCATCCGTTGCTGGCACCGCCCGCCTCTGTCGTGCCGGGGTTGCCGTTGGGTCCGGTATTAAATCCCGCGCCGCCGAGACCGAAGTCAAATCCAGCGCCACCACTCCCTGCGGGGCCGACGCCAAAGCCTCCAACAATCGCTCCGGTCGTGCCCCATCCGCCGCCGCCGCCGCCGCCCCAAAGCTGCCCGGTGCATGACAGGTTTATTGGGTATCGCGTATAGATCGCGGTGCCGCCATTTTTTACGGCGGTGCCAGCAGTTTGATCTCCGTTTCCGCCCTTGCCCTGTATTCGACCGATGATGTGGACAATAATAGTAATGCCAACCGGCCAGTCGCCAATCGTCAATGAAGGCGTGGCTCCTGCCGTTGCACCGAGTTTGACGCCGCTGTTAACTGTAATGATGATTTTAATGCCAGCGGTCGGTTCTGGATAAATCTGGTCGTGCGCCTCCCGTAAATTCAGATTGTAATTGTTGGCATCGACAATGATATTCCTGACCGACAAATCTTCCGCCGCAACAACGGTCATTAAAACTTCTTCTGTTTCAATTTCGATAATATCTGGATTTGGACGCATACGGGTGACTTGCACGTTGACCAGTTCTTGTTCGCCGGTATCATCCTGCAACGGCCATGATTGCACCTGATAGCCGTTGGCCAGAATAATTTCGTTGGTCGTAGAGTTGCGCAAAGAATTGAAGGCAATTTTGCGCGGCGCATCTTTAAACCGCGCTAACTGGATGCCGCCCAATCGATCTGCCACTGACCGGCCAAGCTGCGGTATCCAGCGCGAAAAAATTTCCTTGATTGCTGGTGATCCGTAATCGGCTTCCGACTGTGCATCGGAAATAATTGATGAACTTCGATAGTTAGCCTTATCAGTCAGTGACGTGAGCGGATTGATTTGCCCGAAATAGGTATGCACCTGAGAAATTCTTTTGTCCGGCTGATCATTAACCTGAAGCGAGTCAAGAATGATATTATCCTCATTGAACAGATAATTAGTGAATACCATGCCGCGCAAAACCATCAGGCCGATTTCCTGATCGCGGTCATTCCACCACATCGCCAAGCCAGCCTGTTCAATCAGTTCTGAAATGAGAATATTGACTGCCGTAGGCTGTGCAATCGTTGCGGTATAGAGGCGATTAAGATGCGAATGGATTTCAGTTTCCCAATCATCGACAGGAATATAAATCGATTCCACCGCCGCATAGGTCTGCAACAGATCGGCAATGATAAGGTCGGGCGACACCCCGGAATAGCGGAGACAAAGCTGCACACGATCTTGCGCCGAGTGCGTGGAAGCAACCGTGTTAAGTTGCCCGCGCGTTATGGTCAGAACATCGGATGCGATGGTGCTGCCGCTTTCATACGGCGCTGTCGGCGGTGTGAAAGCGGCTGTCCAGCGGGCAATGCCTTTTGATATTCTTATCTCGTCCATGTTGCCGGGCAAAATGGTGCCAGCGTAATTGCCCACACTAAGTGCGGCGCTACTCGCCAATAGTGCTGCCGCCGATGACCAAGTGTTGGTCAGCACTCCGTCCCGAAAACTTCTGAACGTCGAACCGGAGCGAGTGATTGCCCAATGGTGCCACACACTTAATTCAATCGCCCCGATGACCAATGCGTTTGCAATATTCCAAGTACCAGCGGCGGAAGTCATGTAGGCAGTAAGTTGCGTTCCGTTTGAGTACCCCAATAAAAATGCCTGATTGATGCCAGCCGCATCGCGTGAAATCGCTGGCGCTCCTGACGTTACCGCTGATCGGCGCTCCCACCATTCAATCGTAAAATCGGCGGAACCCATTTCCCAATCCGCATGATTCGGAAATGTTATGCCGCCCGTGCCAAACAACATTGATGACGTGCCGAATTTCTTAAAGGCTGTATCAATTTGGGTTGTGCCGCCAACAGTGCCAGCGCCGTGATTTGCCGGTGACGTATCAATGGCGGCTGGCAATCCATCCGGTCCCTCAAAATGCAGCAGTAGTTTTGTATAAGGGTCAGTGTCGGTGCCCTCTATCGCCTGATGCGAAAAGCTACAAATTTCAGAACCGCCGATGGCGACGTAGCCGGTGGCTGGATAGTCGGCACCCGCGCCGGTTGGCGATAGCGTCAGCGTCGTTTGTGCCGCCGTCATATCGGCAACCGTGTAACCCTGACTTACTGCCGGTGCCAAAGCGCGGTCGCCGTCAGCCAGCTTCAGCATATCCTTGGCGATAATCTTGAACGCGCCATTATTGTCGGGACCGGAAAAGCTGTCGATGATGTAGTGGCGCGTTTCCATGTCGGCCAACGCCTGGTCGGTATTGCCGACAATCCAGCGCATCGGACGCCCGCGCATGAACGGTTGCCGCGCCCTGAATTTTCCCCAAAACGTTCCCTGTGAATATGGATCATAGGCGCGTTCGGCATAATATTTGTCAAAGCCCGCGCCCGTGTCGGAATGCCTGTGATCGTCAAACGTGACGGTCAGCGTGGCGCGTTGGCCTAGGTCTTTGCCAAGCGAAATAACTGCCGGATCAAACGCGATTGATTTGATGTTGGGGATACATTCGATGTTGTCCGGCAAATAATTTGTCGGCACCGCAAAGCGCAACGTGACCGGTGAAGTCGTCAGATGCGCGCGGTCCTGACAAGTGGCAATCGTGTTGAAACATTTCTTCGTGCCGGTCTGTGATCTGTCCGCAGTAGTTGGCGGCGTAAATGCGGAAGTCCAACGCGCCACGCCCTTGGAAATTCTCAGCGCGTCAATGCAGGCATTCAAATTGTTGACCCACCGGCCAAGCGTCAGCGCGCCGCTACTTGGAAACAATGCAAGTGATGACGTAGTGCTGGCCGTCAACACACCATTCTTGAACGCATACAATTGATTAAGATTTCTGACCACCGCCCAATGCGTCCAAGCGCCAACGTCAATCGCGCCAATGGCGGTGGCCCAAACATCCCACCCCGACCCATTGCTGGACATATAGACTTCCTGTTGACCGGCTGCGGAAGCGTGGCCTAACAGAAATGCTTGCGGCGCTGTAGTTGCGCCGTCACGGCGGATGATCGCGGCGGCGGCGGTGGTATCAAACCGGTATTCCCACCAATCAATCGTGAAATCACCCGCACCGAAATCCCAATCGTCACTGTCTGGAAATGTGAGATAGGATGTGGTGCCGGGAAAATAGATTGATCCGTCACCAAACCTTTTAAGGCTAGTCACCGTCATCGCACCGGCAATTGGTATCGTGGCATCGCCGTGCGCGCCCGGTGATGTGTCGGTTATGATGACGCCGCCCTGTGCGCCGTCGCCGTTCAACAACAATCTGTTGTAAAGGCTGGCATCCTCTGCCGGGTATTGCGCAGTTGGCGGTGTAAAATTGGCAGTCCACCGCGCAACGTTGCTGATACGAAATTCGTCAAGATAGGCACTCAGAAAATAATTGCTGTCAGCCCATACGCCGATTTGCAGTACCCCGGTTATCGCGGGATTGATGACCGTGGCGACCGGCGTTCCGCCGACACCATTGACATAAATTCTTTGCGTGTCACCGGAACGGACAAGGGCGATGTGCGCCCAAGTCCCAACGACAAGATTTGCTGACGACCCAATAGTAATAGGTTGCTGCACACCGCCGATAACTTGACTGAAAACCACCGTCCCGTTTTCATTGTAATAAAGTATCCAGTAATTTGTGACATCGGCAGAATGCCGCGTCACGATGGCTCTTGCGCTTCCTACGGGCGCAAGCGCGTTAACATTTATCCAGCAATCAATGGTGAAGTCGCCGCTGAAATCCCAATCAGTGTGCGTGGGATATTGCAGATAACCGGTGGTGCCGTTGAACAACGCCGACGCACCGAAAAACTTGTATTGCGCCGTTGAAATGGAAACCCCGCCGACAACCGTGGCCTGATCGTGCTGCGCTGGTGATGCGTCCATGAACGCTGAAAAGTCCAAGTGCATAAGCAGCTTGGTATTGGAAACCGGGTCCGCTTCAAGTTTCGCCTGACACGGCTCAACCCCGTAGGTCAGGCTGCAAACATCAGTATCAATCTCGACATACTGCAAAATCTTCTGCGACATTAAATGATCCCGGTCATTTCAAGCTGCATCGCAATCAAACCGTGCGGAGCTTCATTGATCGGCGTTGGATCATTCGTCATGTGACAATAGCCGATTTCATCGGGATAAGTTTGCGGTCGCCATGCAATGAAAAACGGATTTTCTTTACTGTCGATGAGAAAGTCAGCGATGTGATCGCGGAAATAAGTCGGGCCTATCAGAGATAGCGGCATCGTGTCTCTGACAAATTCCTGCAACACAATCCTGCCTAGAAAATTACCCGCTTCACTTCTGCCGTTCGTGACCTTGGCTACTAGGCCGTAGGGAATAGGAGTAAAGCCCTGATATACCTTGCGCGGCAGCACCAAAAGCTTACCTGCATAGACAACGGCGATTTGCGGAATGTTGGCGCTTAATCCGAGCCGCATGCTCAAGCCGCCGACGATCTGCTCGGCAAAACGAAACAGCGCCGGTCCATCATCAGCCAGTAAATGTTCTTCCACCAGATCATGCCAACCGGGCGGGCTATTGGTATCGAAGTATCCGACCGTTATCGGAATGGCCTGTGATCCGAGATTATGTTTGGCAATTGCCACATAATCGATGGGCTCACCGCCCGAGCCTATCGTGACGTATTGATAGGATGCGGCTGACGTGCCGCATTTCCACGTCAGATGCGTTGCGGGATTTGCCATGTTGCTCGCGGGAAAATTTGAATTGCTGCTACTAGCCGCGATGGTGGATGGCGTGATGATGTTATGCCAGCCGATGATCGGATGATCGAGGGACAGCCCCGCTTCATCGCCAGAAAGCGCGGTCAGAACCGGATTGCGCGTGATGATGACAGACATGAGTCAGGCCATTTTTATCTTGAGGCCATCACCGATGGCTTGATTAAGGTTCTCGACAAAATCACGCAGAACATCGCCCGTATAATAATCCTTCGGCTTGATGCCCTGTATCGTGAGCGTCCGCGCTGATTGAGAAGTATCCCCGTATTTATTCTGATCAATCGTCACGCGCTCTCCCGGCGTCGCCATGATCGGCACCATCTGGCTGTCGATGCCGCCAGCGCCGCTCACTTGCATCGAGCCGCCGAGCGCCATGCCGGTCGGCGGTTTCTCCGCGATGATCTTGGCAACCGTCGCCATGCCTGCGGCCAAGACCGTCGCGCCCATTGCAATACCCAATACGCCGCCCTGAGCGATGGCCTTGGTCACACCGACGAGGACGTTGATGATGGCCTGTGAAATAGCCAGCGCCTTTCCGACAATGAACATTTCCTTGTTGCCCTTGCCGAGCGTTTTTGCCAGATCGGAAAAACTTCCCAACATATCCCCGATAGCCTTGCCGTAGGTCTCGATCATCGTCGCCGCCGCTTTAGCGCCAGCCTGTTCGAATTCTTCAGTGCTGAGTTTCAATGCCTTATGCATTTCATTCAGCTTGACCATCTGTTTTTCATATTCCTGCCACGGCGTCAGGTTCGCCGCCGCTATCTTCGCTGCCTCCATTCCCCACAAGGCTTGGTTTAACTGCATCTGTTGCGGAGTGAGCGTGGCCAGTGTGCCGGTAAAGCCGTCACCGGTTTCCTTGATGAGCTTGAGGCTGGTGGCGGCTTGGATAAATCCCGGTGCCAGTTGATCGAACGCACCGCGCACTTCACGCGCCCGCAGTTCGATCTTCTTGATTTCATCGGCAAACTTAGTGGCGTTCGCTGATGAACTAGGATCGAAGGCGGGTGGCGGCTTTATAGTACTGAGTGCTTTACCTGCTTCATCACCGTGCGCCTTGAGGCCGTCGAGGTTTCCACCTAATGCCCTCACGTTAAAGCCGATCGCTGCAAGACCAGCAGATATTTTTCCGCCAATATCAATGTTAGGAAGCATGACGCCAGCTTTGGCGGCAAACTCCTTCATCTTATCCATGAAGCCGTCTAAGGCTCCGGAAGCATATAAAAGTGCCGCCGTCATGGTGACAACGGTGACAACAACGTTTTTGCTCAAGACCGTATTGAGAACAGCGCCAGCCGTCGCGGCGGCATAGAGCGCTTTGGAAAATTCATAAATTTGAAGCGCCAACTGAACAAAGAACAGCGCCAGCTTGACCGCGATAAAGACGGCAATCACCTTGCCGAGAAACACCATGTTATCTGCAACGAGAGCAATCACCCTGAGCAGGGCATCAGCCGCCACCCGTACAACATCGTTTTCCTTCGCCCACGCCACGAACCTGTTTGTGAGTTCGACGAGGATCGGCAATAACTTTTCCGCCATGACGTTGCCGACGCCTTGCACCATCGCTCCCATGCGTTTCAGGTTATCGTTGAAGTCCTCCGCCTGCCGCCCGGTCTTTTCCGAAACCACAAGGCCGAATGCTTCCGCTTCCTCGCGCGCCCGCTTCAATCCATCCGCGCCTTGATTGAGAAGCGGGATCAGTTCACGGCCCATCCGCTGGCCGAAGATCGCGTTCGCCAGCGCGGTCTTGGTCGCGCCGTCCTGCATCTGGGAAAATCGCTGCCCGATGACCTCCATCACCGCGCTAGGATCATTGCTCTTGAGCGTCTTCATCGAAATGCCAAGAGCCTGAAATGCCGACGCCGCCGGTCCGGTGCCGCCCGCTGCGGCGGCGACCATGGCCGAGGACATTTTCGACATGGACTTGCCGAGCGCCTCGACACTGACGTCGGATAAATCCGCCGCCAGCTTCAGGGCCGATAGCTTCTCAATGGGAACGCCTATTTTCTGAGACAGCTTGCTCAGATTATCCATCTCATTGATGGAGCTCTTGACGGCGACGCTGATGCCGGTCGCCATCGCGGCAATGGCCGCGCCAGCCGCGAGCGATGCCTTACCGAGTCCGTCTGACAAACTGTTGGCGAACTTTTTGACTTGGCCTTCCGCGCCATCCAAGCCAGCAGAGAACGCCGCCGTGTCGACGCCGAGCAGAACCCGTAATGCGCCTATGAGGCCATCAGCCATTTGTCATGCTCATTGTTTGTAGATGATCTTCCCGCCTGCCGCCTGTACCCAATGTTTCAATCCCTCCAATTGATCTTCCAGCGCCACCGGCTTCCGCTTAGTTTGCAGCATCTTCTTGAGCGGAGGAAACCGGCTGGTACGTTGCAGACCGGCAACGTGCCATGCCAACCACGCCCGCGCATTATGCCGGTCTATTTGCAGATCATTGTAGGCTTCGAACGTCAGCGAAAGCGTGTGCGGCGTCTGATCCCAAAAGGCGTCGTGATCGTAGCCGAACATCAGCCACTTCTTCAGGAGGTCATCCCAATCCGTGCTTTCGCTGGCTTCTGAGGGTGTGCGGGCGCAGCACCGTTATCCTTCTTGACGACCGCAGACTCGAATGCCTCCTTGAAAATATCCGCTACTCTGTCGGCACCGAGTTCATCGATCATATCCCCCACATCATCTTCCGTGACTTCGGGATGCTGACGCTGCAGACCGGCCCAAAAGATCATGCGGATTTCACTAGCGCCGAGGTTATCGAAACGCTTGATGAACTGCGGCATGGGCATACCGGCCTTGCTCTCGATCAAGACCTGCGCGTTCGTCCCTAACTTGAACGTCCACGCCTGCCCGCGCGCGTCAAAGTGCACTTCACCTTTTACGGGATTACTCATTTGGCCTCTCCGTCATCACACGATGGTAAATGCGCCGGGTTCTCCTGACGCCCTGAATTTCGCCTGCGCCGCCATCTTGTCTCCGACCGTGATGGGAGCATCCAGCCCGATCAGATAGGCGTTGAAAACGAAACTAGATCCACCGGGAAACACGATACGACGAGGCTTCAATGTTGTCGTGTCAAATTCCGCCAGAAGCAACGCGTATGTATCCGTGCGGAAGTTTAGGTCTACCGCGATCTCACCGCTATTATTGAGGCCAAGCACGACCTCCCGCCATTCATTGGGCGCGCATTCGTGGCCAGCGTCGACCGCGTCGCGCGTCAATGGCGGCAAGGTGAGGGCCGTGACCTCCGCCAATGTGGACCAGCCAATGGGACTGTTGCTGTCTCCCGTTTGAAACAGCGTCCCGTAACCGATCTTGGCGAGCGTGGTGACCATTAACGGATCACCCCGGAGGCGGCGAGGCTATCGTGATGGTCTGCGCGCCACCGACCTTGAACGTGCAGGTCGCGGTCATGCGGTCATCGATGGGCGACTCTGTCTCATAGCCCTTGACCAGACCTAGGAATTGCCAAGTCGTTCCGTTCGGCCAAGTGATGAGCACCGCCACCTTCGTGCCTGAAGTCTGCAAACCCATCAGCAATATTTCCGTGGCGCTGCCGGGGATGCGGTTCATGCCGACTGCGGCCTCACCACCCTCGATCAGCCCGGAAATATATTCGCGTGTCCGGTTGTCTGACGTGAAGTGCGTTGCCTCGACGTCATCGACTTCCATGTTGGGCGGCGTTACTTCGGTGACTTCCTGCAACCGAGTCCATACCCCCGGCGAACTCCCGTCGCCAACATCAACGGTGGTGCCGTAACCAATGATAGCCCGCGTAGCGACCATAGCTCTCTCTCCTATGTTGAGTTACTTGTTCATCAGAGCAAGCAGACGCAGTTGCTTCTTCACCAATCGAATCCTCGCCGCTTCTATCTGCGCCTTCAGTTCTTCCTGTATGATTTGCAGAGCGTTCATCTTATTGGTGTCCCACGATGGACGCATGAACGGGTGTGGTGCCTGATGGATCGTGCCGAATTCAAATCCGTAGAACGCGCGCTTGGTCGGCCCAACGGCCATCACGCCAGCCGTCACATCGCCGCCCTCGCCGCTCTCCTTCGCGGCCTTGTTCGCTGAGCGCGCCGCCGCTCCCGCCTCTGCCTTGGTCGCGCCGCTGGCCATCGCTTCCGCAAACGCCTGCTTGCCTGCGCTGCCCTTGCCGCTGGTGAACTTGATCTTAGAAACCGATATTGGATTGGGGACGCGCCGCACCCGGATCAAATCACTGGCAACGCTGACAATCGGTCCCGCCGCCGCAATCAAGGCGCGACGAATACAGGCTTTACCGGTCGCCTTGGGTAATTCCCTGAGGGTTTCCTCAAGCTCCGATAGACCCTCGACCCGAACCATCTGCTTAGGCATTGCGGTCCTCGTACCAGACGGAATAGTCCCGGCTCATGCGATGCATCCCTGTCGTATTATCAAAGTCATCGCGCCCGTTTACCAATTCTATCAGTTGCACGATCACGAAGTTGAGCGGTGCCGGTGGATCGAAATCTATGCGCCCCCGGTAGCCGCCGAAGCATTCCTTCACAAGATCGGCCAGAACTTGCGCGCTATCCGCTGACTTTGACCATACATCGAATTGAAAGCGCGTGGACACCAGACCGGATGGCTGGACCATCGTGAGGGATTCAAATTCCGATATGCGGTTATAAACGATGCTGTCGCGTGTCTCCCCTTGCCGCATCATCACAGGAAAGACGCGGCCATTGATGATGGCATTGATGCTGGCATTGGAAGTTAATAGCTCGACCAGCCCGAAGCGCACATCGACCAGCGTCACGTCAATCCCTCCACATCAATGCAAATCATCCTGCCGGACGGCGGCGAGCAGGCGTAATCCGCTTCTGCGGCCCACTTCTTCTACGAGGATGATATCGTAAACCTTTGCGCCAATGATCGTATCAGGAGAGTTGCCCTGCGTCGGATAGACGATGCGATCCAGCGGCGTCACATCAGCGATTGCAGCGGACCAGCGAACGGTGAACTCCACCTGTGCGCGGGCCACCAATTGATCGGACACAAACCGTTCATCACCTTGCAGCGGCATCATGCGCGCCGGTCGCGTCGATAACGTCACCCACGTCTCGATGGGTTCACCGGACGGCGATTGCGTGATGGTGTGCCGTTGAATTGTGATCCGTCTATCGAGTTGCCCGCCCCTCATTTGAGCATTCTCCACAGCGTCCCGTCGACCAGTTCGGTCTCATTGAACTGGCAATAGGCGAGTGAATGCAACCACTTATCCCGCTCCGGGTAGATAGGACTTTCTACCTTTGAGAAATCCGTTTGCCCCATGAACTTCGCCGCCGAAATGTCATCGACGAAAACCGGGCAACCGAACACCACGGCCTCGACCGCAGCAACGCTGCCATGCGTCACGAGGCAATGCGCGTTTTTCAGTTCTTCATGCAGCGGCACTTTTGATTCCTTGCTGCGCAGGATGATCTTCCGATCGGTGTGCTTCTTCAGTTCATTGATCGTGTTCTGGCACCAGTTCTTGTCACAGAACAAATTCCAGTAATCCGGCAGCGTATCAGCAACGATGATATGCGAGCCGCTCTTATTCCACGGCTTAAGTGAACCGTTCAGCTTCAGGCTTTTCCAGCGATCATCGGGAACGTCATCGACCGATTTCATTTGAAACGCATTCAGGTGCCAGCGGTAGTAGCCGCCGGGAATTCCCATGTCGCTTCCTTTTGGAAGCCAAGTCGCGAACACGCGCCGCAAGTAACCACGGTCCCAATAGATGAAGTCGCGCTTGTTCTTGATCCATTTTTCATACCAAGGCCGCAGGAAGGGCATACAACCAACGATGGGAATGGTGTCGGGTGCGAGCTTGTCCAGTTGCGTTGGATCATAGCGGATCACTTTTCCTATTTTGCCGCCTATGCGTTCGAACAGATCCAGCTTGAATTTCTTCAACCCCGGAGGAATGAACAGCACGGTTTTTTTAATATCAATCAATGCTCTCTCCAATGCCGCTGCACCCATCCTAGGTGCCGATACATCGATGGCTTTTTCGCACCGATGAATGCGACAATGCGCGCGTCAGTCGGGAAAACCAAACCGGCAGGCCATCCCGGTTTCTGGAAAGCATAGATGCCGCTCGGGCTACCGCCCTTCCAGCCGGAAGCGTTCGGCAGCTTGTGCCATATCCATCCCTGATCGTCGGGGAATTCATAGAATGGCGTCTTGCGCGCCTTCTCCACCGAGAAGTCATCCCACACTTCAGGATGCTTCCCCGCCCGCAGCATCGTTACGCTGCCGTTGAACGGGTTAGGATTATTAGAATTCACACCTTGCAGGATCAGGAAGTCTTCCGGCCTGTCGAACAGCGGATCGAGCGGCCCCGTAATCACCGCATCCAGATCGAGGCTAATGATCCTGCCACGAAAACCATTGGCTTCCTGCCAGCGTGGATGGAATTGCCGTAACCGGCAGAAGCAATGCCGCTGCGTCAGCACCGGATCGGCGATTGGCCGCACCACGATTTCAGTCGGTAGGCCGACCAGCGGTCCTTGCGTGAACACGTTGAAAGTGAACGGCTGCTTCAGATGCTTTTTGACGCCGCTGTAGAGCTTGCGGATATCCAGCGTCGTGTATTTGGTGCCCCAAATCCAAGTGATGATATCTAGCGCCACAGCACACCGAGCCCGCAATCGCGCTTATCGCCCTCACGTGTACCGTGGATGATTTCAGTGTGCCGGTATTCTTTCTTGATCTGGTCCCAAAACTTGTAAACCTCGATATGTTTCTTTTCTGGATGAGGCCGTCTGTGGTTGATGTCGTGCAATGCCACGATCCGCGCCATTCGTCCGTAGTTTTCAAAGTCTTTGGCGATATACGGCACGGTATGATTGCCGTCGATGAGGCAGGCATCAAATGGCCCTAGCGGCTCGACTTGCTTGATGATTTCTGGATCGGTGCTGTCGCCAAGAAACAGGTGGACGTCATATCCTTTGGCCATTAGGGCTGCGGCGGATTCCTTCAGATGCGGCTCGCTATCCTTGAATGACCCATCCCCGCGCGGAAGATCGACACCGACAATGCGTGAGCCTTTCGGCAGACTTTTCCCGATATGCCAGAGCGAACCGCCGAACTTGCATCCTATTTCCAGATAGCTGCGGACTTTCTCGCGCTGAAACAGCACGATCAGTTCAAACAACTCACCCTTGTCTTGCAGTACCGCCGTTTCGCATTTCATCTTTCAAATATCCGAGTGCCGGTTCAATCACTTCGCCAACGCTGATCCTGCTCATCGCCGCTTGGCAATGTAAACACGGCTTGAAATTACCGCAGGCTTCCGCGCCGCCCGTCAAAGCCGTCTGACCTTCATAGCCGACCACTGCCGGGGGGATGAAGCCGCCATACAGCACGACCGCAGGAACACCGACCGCCGCCGCCGCATGATGCAATCCACCTTCCGGTCCGATGTAAAGCGCCGCGCGTGACAGCGTCGCTATCGCCTTGCGGAAGTCGCCAGCGTCGATGGTGAGTGCTTCCTTCAGGATGCGTCTGGAATTCTTATGCTTGAATTGCGCGACCGCATAACCGCGCTGCGTCAGCATGTACGCGACCTCGCGGTATTTATGCTCGCCCCAATCCTTGTTGGGTGCCACGGTCTTTTGCCACGGCACGTTCGGCTCAATCAGCACAAAGCCGGGAGCGAATAGCTTACTGAAATTGATTTCCTCTGGAGAAAAATAGAATTCACCCGGCTTCGCCTTGAAGTCATAATGCCAAATCCACTTGTCGCCTTCCTGATGATTGTAAAGGCGATGGCCTTTGCAATGATTGATCCACTCTATGTTGTTATCGAACTCTGATCCCGGTGGCGCGATGTTGGGATTATGCTTGAACATTTCCGCCGACCACGGCCCCCAAGTGATCCTGCGTCCATCACCGAAGGCTATTCGCTTCCCGCGCGAGGCAGCGCCCCGCGCGAGACCTGTTGCGATGATATCGTCGCCGTAACCCATCTATCTTTTCTTCGAGGGCGTCGGCACCGCTCCGCTCGGGACCGCGATGACGATCCATCCGGTCGTTGCCGTCCATGCCGTTTTGACTTCCCATTTCATATCCGGGGAGGTCGGTGGAATAGGCAGCACAATCGGCGGCGTCGGGCGCGGATCGGTCGGCCCCCAAATATAGACCGGTTGCCAGCCGCCGCTGTCAGGCGGCAGCACGATGGGATGCGTCGGTGTCGGTGGCGGCACCGGCAAGCCCTGATCTGGATGCGTGTCAGGAACTCCGTAGTCCGGATCAACCGGCGCACCGGGAGGAAGCGGATAGTAAATCGGATGCTCCGGGTGCGGCAGATCGCCGGGAAGCGTGTGATCGGGCTTGGGCGGTGCGCCGGTTGGTGGTTGCGGTTGCGGCAACTCATGATCGGGGTGAGCGCCGCTAACGCCGCCGACCGGCGTAATCATTGCTAGAAACGATTTCATGGGCATTTCTCCTTTATGCTGCTCGCGCCCCGCCCCGCACAGCGTTGTAGGGACCGAACGCGACAGACGGAAGATATTTCTCGACGGTGTAGCCCGCTGCCTGCGCTTCAGCCCACAAACTATCAACGAACGGCTGCACGTCAGGGCGCTTATGAATTCCAGCGGCGGCTTGCCGGTTCCAGTGCTTCTGTCCGCTCAACTGCAAACGCGGCAGCGCATATTTCAGATGCGGCTGCGTCTC